TAAGAAACAGTTGTAGTTGATTTACCTGACTGTCTAGGTAGTTTACAAATTGTAAATCTGTTATCGTGTATAGTCTGCACAATCTTTTTTTGAAAGTCATACATCTTAAAAGGGACAAGACCTTCATCAAGTGATACAATACGAACATAGTTTTCCATAAAGTAAATTGGATCTCCAGCACACTTCTGATATTCTATAATTTGATCTTTTGTAAATTCTTCAGGTGTGTTAATTTTTTTAAGATTGGGATTACCCAAATAAGCATCAGTCATTAATAATTGCCTCTATGTGAGTATAACCAAGTTTTACAGCTTGTGTCACTCTTTGATTTCCTTTTACTACACTATATAGTTTTTCTTTGTATAGATTGCCACCAGCACCATATCGTTGTGTCTTACTTATTTGATGTTTAAAAACTTCTATTGGATATTTCATAATATCTTTAATTATATCAACACCTTGATTTAATTTAACATTATGTTCTTCATAATACTTTATGTAAGTTAAATCACTTATCTTTAGTGTCGTCTTTTTGTGGTGTGATGTTTTTGCTTTTAGTAGTTTCATCTTTTTTAGTTAACATCTTTTGTAAATCAGCTGTTGAACCAACAAACAAAGCGTTTTTGATTTGAGCATTTGCTGTCTTTGGTAATTCTTTTAAATCTTTTAGTTTCTTTTGTAAGTCTTGTAGTTTATCAACTGTATCAGCAACATTCTTAATTAAAGCGCCGGCGACTTCATAGGCTCTAGGGTGTTGTCCTTCTCTAGCAACATCTAGTATTCCTTCAATTGCTTCTTGTCCTCTTTCAATAAGATTATAATAATTCTCTCTACTATACTTGTAGTCATTATCCACATCTGGTTTTTTAACATCTTCTTTACGAGGAACAGGTGGTTTAATTTCTTGTTTAACAATGTGATTTTCAGCTTCTGGTTTTGAATCAATGCCTAAAATTTCATTTACTTTATCTTCTAATTTTGTCATACTATTATTTATGATACCCTACATTACAGGATACAGTATATCTACTTCCTTCAAAATCTACTTTTGGTACATAGTGTTTAAGCCAACCTTCAAAAATAACTAATAATCCATGTTTAGGTTTTAATTGAAAATCCAATTCTGAAAAAATTAAACTAGGACAATTTTTCGGTGGGTTAATATAATACACACATGAAAATGTAGATGGCCAATGATCGTGCTCCAAAGTAGTATCATTTTTTTTATAGTTTATACCCCATATGTCATTAATAATAGGATTAAAGGGTATATTATATTTTGTCATGGAAATTTCTTTTACATTATTACAAATAATATTTACTAAAGAATTAAATCCAGGTTTATCAATCATATTCCAATCTGTCATTTGTGCTTTAACATTTGTTCTATATTTTTGCCTATCACCTTGTAAATCTATTTGTTCTACTATACTATTGTTCATCTGCTCATCATTTAATATAGAAGTGAATAAGGTAGTAGAAACTTTAGCAAATAATTTTATATTTTCTTTCACTACCTTGTTTCCATTCTAAGCGTCATGTTTAACCAACCTGTAGCAATATATTTTTCTTGTGATTCTGATACAATACCTTTGTGAGTATGTGTCCACTCTGCTGGCCATATTACACTTAAACCTTTTTTTGCTTCAGTTTTAAAATTTTGATATAACCATTCAGTTCCAGCATTATCAACATCATTTAGATATGTCATATAAACCAAAACTCTACTCAATTCATCATGTACATAAGAGTTTCTTTCATAATGCCACTGTTTAAAACCACCTCCAGGAGGATAGTATTGAATATTCATAGGTTCTTTTATTTGAAAAGGCATATCGCAAAACTCATATTTTTGTTTATAATCTAGTACACCTTTTTTTATTTCTTCTTCAAAGTATTTTTTTATAGTGGGGTGTTTTGAATAAGGTTGAACAAAAACATCAACTGATTCTTTTACAGAATTATCTATTTTAGCTCCATGTGGACCTGCACCGGAATATCCAAAATCTTTAAATTCTGTATTTTTTTTATGATACTCTATTAAATCATCACAGACAGAAGTATCTTGTATTTGAAATGTATATATAAAATTTTCCATAATATAAAAAACTATTTAGTTGTTAACTAGAACCACCATTATCAAAGTCAGTAATTGTTGTAGTAAATCCAAAATCATCATCAGCGTCAGCGCTTGTTGGATTAGGAGTAATAACTATTCTCTGTTCTACTGCCTTATTAGCTATATCTGTGTCTGTGTAAACATCTGATTGTACAGTTTTAATAACTTTTTGAGTTGATGCTGGACCAAATAGATATGTTTTTGCTGTAAATTGTAGAGTGTATATAACAGCTCTTCTTGTTGTAAAATCTCCACTATAACTATCATCATAATTAACACTATTTAAAACAATAGGAACATCTCTCTTAATATCTAATCCAGGAATTGCATTTATAGTGACAGTATAATCAGGTTGAAAAAATGGTAATATTTGTTCTACAATTTGTAATCCTGATTCAGCAGTTGCTGTAAATACATTTAAATTATATGATATATTGTAAGGTACAGGTGTATAGTTGAAATTTAATATTTTACCATCAGTTCCTGTCTTTACTCGTCTAAACTTTTGTACTCTAGTTAACTTTCTACTAGCATCATATTGTATAGCTGAAATCTCAAAACTCATACGAGGTAAAGTAATAGCAAATTCTCTATTTTCTAAATCAGGTTGTTGATCCAATCTTACTAAAAATTTTTCTTTTGGAGCATATGCTAAAGGAACTTTTATAGCCTGAACTACATTACCAGATGCATCTGATCGTTTAATTTCTATCTTATTAAAAAGTTGACCAAATGCAATGGTCATCTTTCTCATACTTTCGTTATAAAACCAAGTTCCAAACATATTATATTCCTATATCTCCAAATGGGTTTGATTCTGTAAAATCTATTATATCATCAGCCGCTGATGCTGTATCAAATCCTGCCGCACTATCTAAATCTAAATTATCAGCATACGGTGATTGTGTTTGTACATTATATTCTTCATTTATAACATAATTAGCTGAACCATTGGTACCATCTACTTCTAGTCTTAAAGCTCCTGAGCCAGCATCTGTATCACCTGCAGTAGTAGCTGTTTCTAATGATACTTGATATTGTAATTGATCTAATGAATATTTGGTTTCAGCACTATCTATATCTGAAACACCAGTGTCTAGTCTTTCTGAACTATATTCCCAACGAGTACATTTTAATTTGTAAACTGGTAGTTGACCTAATTGAAAGAATGGCTCTTGGTCTTCAACAAATTGTATTTCAAAAAAACTATTCATCAAAGGCATATAAATTATATCACCTTCGTTTGGTCTTCCTTGAATAATAGTTGCTGTATTATCAACTGTGTTTTTCCATCTTCGTTTAGAAAGCATAAATGTAGTATCTTCTCTAATCTCTAAACCAAACTTACTTATTATCTCTTGTTCGCCAGCAAAACCTTCAGTTGTTTCCATATACATTTCTAATAGATATGAGTCATCAAATTTAGAAAGAGAATCCTCTCCTAAAATTAAATCTCTATTAACTAATGTTCTTGGAAGATAATAACAATCTTGTCCAAAGATTTTTAATCCTTCAATGATTAAATCTTCGTATAATCTTTTTTCAGATTGATTGCCGATACCTTTACCACCCTGGAAGTAGTGATTAACTGCCATATCATTTAACCTATCATTAACGGTTGTGACATTTCAAACGAATCTCTAATTTCTTTTTCAAGTCTTTCAATATCGGTTAATGCTTCTGAAAATATTTGTTGACCATTTAGTGTTGTACCACCTAACATAGCAACACCATTAAACTTTGATAAGTTTGCGCCCCATTGTTTTTTGAATAACGCTGTGACATATCTCTTTAACATCATATCGTTAAAAACATCTGTATAGACTGATGGATCTAATTTTCTATAACACTCTATAACTAGAAACTCACCAACCTGTAAATCATTTTTCCAATCCATATCAATGTATAGTCTATTATCATTTTGATTATATCTTAAAGGTTTTTCACCTACAAGTATATGATCT